TCTGTTTTGAAATGTGATTTTAGTGCATCTGTCATAAAGTCATTACCAGAGCGTTGAGTGTAAGTAAGTTCTTCGCTTACTACACTAAATCCACCTGCTCTTGACTCTTTCTTTGGCTCTACATTTGCATCAACCTTAGCTGCTAGATCAGCGGCCTTTTGGTTACGCAATTCAATATCGGACATCTGCTCAATTCTTTCATCTAACTTTTTTACTTCAAGGTTTAGTGCCTCTACATTGGCAAGTTCAACCTCTGATAGATCACGCAGTTCTTCGGCTGCACGCTCTACTGTTGATGAAATAAGAGCAGTCTTTGTTTCACGCTTCTCACGCAGAGAGGCTAGAAATGTATTAGACATTTTTCTCCTATAAATTAGTTTGATTTGTGAGAAGGTGTGACTCGCTGTAATACAGGGTCAGGTGTTCTACTCAAAGTATTATATCTGTTTTTTCAAGTTTTGTAATATTTGTACAGCTGTGTTGTATCTAGGTTTGTCATCTTTATCTTCATCATAATCTCTATCTTGGTTTGCTATGTTTTCTGCCCAAGACTTACCAGCATCACCGCCCCATAATGCCCAAGCAATTCTGCCGTTTGATGGGTAGCCATCTTCTCCGGGACTAAAGCCCTCAGCTTGTTTATCTACTTCATGTCTTGCAAAAAAAGATACCATGCGATTGACTGTTTCCAGAGGCAAATTTTTGCCAGCTGCAATATCTCTACCTCTAGCAATACCTATCTCAGTACCGCCTCTGCCAAACTCTTTACGCCAATCAAGTCCTCTTTGTGCCTCTGTCCTCATTGCAGCTGTAGGTGTAAAACTCTCAGCTCTATTTTCATTTTGCACTGCCCACCTGTTGCAATAATAATCTGTTTGTACATTAGCTTCCCACAGCTCACAATAACCCTCTTTGTAAAAATAACAGTTTGCACAATTGCGACCCTCTGGCACATCTTCACTAGATGCCGGTCTATAGTTTTCGGGCAACTCTCTTGTGTTAAACTCTGCAATGTTTACAGCTGTTAATTGATCCTCAGCTTGAGCTTGAGTTTTGTGGCAGCCTATTAGCTCATTGTTTTCATCTTTGACTACTGCAAAACCTTCACAGTCTGGATGATTACTTACTACGCTGTATGGCATCTAATATCTTTCTAGCTTCATCTAGTCTAGGTGTAACTTGAGGCGCACCTTGTCGGACTCCGGCAACAGCGGCCATATCTCCATAAGCTCCAAAGGTTACAAGTGATACCTCAGCTAAATGTGCCTTGATACGCTCCATCACACCATCTGGTCTTTTGCGGTTTTTAATCGGCATGAACCCAATAGACAATTGATCTAGTGCGCCATCTCTTACTAACTCTAAAGCTTCATCACCTTCTCTTGTTTTAGAAATTCTAAACTCTGCATATAAACCTTCATCTGTTTCTTTCAAGAGTGTGGCTCTACCTAGCACATTATTTTCACCATGACCACGCAAAAGTTTTACTCTGTGAGGCGCACGGATAACATCTGCAAAAACACCTTTTCTGAATATCTCAGTAACAGTTGCATTTATGCGTTGCTCTTTGTTGTATGGCACTGCCATGCCGTAAATAGTGCGGCCATCACCATCTGCAAGGCGCAGCTCAAACTCAACACTGTAACGCCTGTTTTCTATGTCATTGCTCATTTTCAGTTACCTCTTGTATCTCTGCGGTTGTATCTGTTTCATCATCATTATCGCCTACCTCATAATCCATTGATTCAAGGTTTTCCCGATCTCTGACTTCATCAACAGTTAAAAATCCGCTTGACAGTGCGGTTGCGTAAGCTGCATATCTACTAGCTGTATCTGTCTTTAGCATAGTGTCATACTTAAATTTAGCAGTTTGTCCACGCACTAATAGGTCTGAGAAGGCAGCCTCTATTCTTTCCGCAATGGGTTGGATTGAAAACTTAATTAGCTGTAAATTTTCTTGTTCAACATTGGAATAAGTACGGCTACTGTTTGGTGCGCCTAAATAGTAAGCCGGTAGGCCAAGGATGTTAGCGGCCTCTGTTAATCCGGCTGTTTGCGCCTCTACCAATTGACTCTCAGCTGCGTTACTACTTAACACCTCAAAGTCTGTAGATGCGTTCATAACTACAGGTGATCTATTGCGTGATGAGTACATTGACATCCATGCAGACTTTAGAGCATCCGCTTCTTCACTTGTAAGATCTGGATTAGCTGATTTAATTACAGCTGTTGGATTTACTCCGCCATCAAAGTATCTTGCAGCATATTCATTGATAGCAATTTCTTTTCCAAGTGATTGTTTTGCTACAGCTAAAATTCCTCTACCTACAATGTCACCGGGCATCGTAAAATTTTTAATATGAAAGATCTCTGACCTGTCATAAGTTTTTTCGTCAATACGATAAACAATCTTACCTTTGTCCCTTGACACTTGTACTCTATCAGGTGCAACAGGATAAAGACTGTCAGGATAACCATTAGCCCCCGGTTCACCTAACACTGCAATGTAATTGCCATCCATTAAAAGACCAGCGGCCATTGCCGCTATTGTTTCCATGCGTGTTTCTGTTGGATTAGGCCTAGCTAAAATGTTTGGCTTTGGCATAACTTCTCTACCATTGCGATATGCACAAAGTTCTAATGCACCAATAGCATCTGCAATAAGTGAGATGCCACGATAAATTGCAGGTATGCCTAATGCGGTGCGACCATCTACATAAGTACCTGCATAATTGCCTTCAAAAAATCTGCCGACTCTACCAAGTGAGTCCACATAACCGGATGATGTATAAACTAGGCCGGGTTGTATCTGCCTCTTGAGTAGCTTGCCGAGCATTATTTACCTCTGACCTCTAAAGCAATGCCGAATAAAATTAAAAATACGCCGCCTAATAATACTCCAGAAATTAAACTAATAGATGCGACACCTAAGACTAACAGTAAAGATCCTAAAACTTGTAATATTGTTGATAAGTATTTCATTAGTACATCTTACTCCTTGCCACTGGTCTTTCTTCTATTTTGGTCACTACTCCATAGCGTGCCAGTGTTACCGCTACAAGTGGCGTGATGTTTGTTGTACTTTGTCTATTCCAAGCCCATGAGTCACCTAATGGCCTTTTCGTTGATCCCATGATTGCAGCTCTTAGGTTTGGGTCATCTATATGACAAACTGTCCTAGCCTGCACTGCATCATAGAAAGAGCCACATGCTCTTGCATAATCTCGCAAATGTATAGCCATAACCCCTATCTCTTGTTTTTGCAGCTCTGCTATTAAAGAAGCTGCCGGTGAGCCTGTGTCTATAACTACTTTGGTTTTGTATTTTTTACATAGCTCTACAAGCTTTGGTAATACCCATGATGTACCTTCTTTAGACTCTATAAGCTCAACAGGTGTATAACCTAGGACTTGACCTGATACTGCAATAGTGGCTCTGTCACGCTCCCTAGATATATCAACCCCAAAAACTACCTCACTGCCCAAGATAATGTCAGTCCTAGCTAAACCATCCCACAGCTCTGTACTAATAACCTGCACTGCATCTTTAGCCGGCCAAACATTAAGCCACTCTTTTGTAAAGATCTCTGGGCTGTTTGTTTGTGATGCCTCTTTGACAGCTTCAAGTAACACACCCTTTTCTTCATGCAAGGATGGGATTGCTTGATACCACACATCTTGATCCATATAGTCAAAATGATCTGACAAGGGTGACCACTCAAACCAAGCTAGTTTATTTGTAGGATCTGCTATCTCTCGGTGACCCAATTCCCTGTAATGCTCTAGTAGCTCTGACTGGCCGGGAATACCTGCGTTAGACATGATCCATAATTGTCCATTGCGCTTTGTTGCTAGTGTAGGTTGCAAGTTTGCTATTAGAGATAATTGATGCGTAAGTGCCTCATCAATGACCATTAGATTTAAGCTTAAACCTCTTGCACCTTTGTCATTAGGTGTAACAATTCCATAGGTAGATCCGTTGCGCATGTAAATCTTCTCATTGCCATTTGTTTTGCTTACCCTTGCAATACGCTTAGAAAACTTTGGCGACATCATAAAGCTTAAAAGATGTTCTTCCCATTTCACCTTAGCCATGTTGCGATCTTGAGCTGTATATGCCACATGTCTTTTAGGTTGCAATAGTTCATAAGCAATGCGTGTTTCAATCAACTTAGATTTACCAGACTGCCTACTTACCTGCGCTGCTACAGTGCGATACTTATATTGACCTTGCTTGTCTTTTTCTAAACCTACATCACAGACATAGCGTTGCCACTCAAATAAACTGTAACCCAATAGATCTGCAACAATGGCCATATTGTCACCATCTGTTTCACAGCTTTCATCTCTTAGTGATGCCCACCTTGGTGGACACTTACTTAAAAATGTCATCTGCCTCTGGCAAGCCGCAATAAGTCCAAATCTCTCTTAGCTCTCTGGATATAGATGGGATGGTGTGCGTATTCTCGCCGGTCTTTTCAATAAGATCCCAAGCTGTAGCTAGACCCAGTAAAGCCACTTGTGTTACACCATCAATATCTTTGCGCCCCTTCAAAGCGTTGATCATTGCAGCTGTATGTCTGCCATGTGCAGCTTTACCACTTACGGCTGTTTTTAACGGCTTTTCTTTTTTTGTTGCCATAGATCGCCCCCTTTGAATAGTTGCAATGTGCGCACGCTGGCCTTAGAGTACCAACCCACAGCTCTGGAGCTGGGAAGGTATCAATCGGTGGATCATGGTCAATAGTTGTAGCTTGGGCTTTTTTGCAATAAAAACAGGCCGGCTGGGTAGCCAAAATAATCCTGCGCATTTGTTTGTAATGAGCGTTGTATTTTCTACTTTTTACACTCTTCATAACAAAATTGTTATCTTTTTTTCCCCTTTTGGGCTTGCTTCGGGGAGAGAGATTCGCAGCACGGCGGCGTATTCCGCCAGCGTGCGTAACGGGAAAAAACAGCTGTCATTTTTTAATCTATTTTAGATACTAAGACATGCAGAGTGCCTGATCCTGAGGCTCCAACAGCCCACAAATCTTCACCCTCAGTTAGTGTAAGCCTAACCTCATCACCATTGTCTAATAGATAACCATTACTTGTCGTAACACCGCTGTTGCCAATGTGGGTTGCGTGTTTAGCATGTAGCAATACATCCCTGCTCACATTATCTACACTAACTATTGACTGACTTGTTGTCGTCACTGTCACTTGACTTGTTATGATCGCCATGTATTTGTTCCTCACTTTGTAGTCTTGCACGCCTAAACCTTTCAAAGTCTGCGTGTTGTCTTAATCCTACCCAATTTTTTCTTTGATGCTCCATCTGTACACCGGTGTGTGCGTATATCTTATAGCCAAAGCTTTTTGCTCTTAGACACCACAGTAGATCCTCACCTATCCACTCTTTGTGCAAGGGCATGTCTTGGTAATAGCACCACTTATCTCCTTGGTGTGTTTGATCAGCTTCTTTTCTAAACCGATCAAAGACGGATCTATGTACCAAGATAGCCCCTGTCCCA